ATGAAGCTAAAAATATTGAAATAAATTTAATTAAGCAATACGGTAGATTAGATTTAAAAACAGGTATATTATGTAATATGACTGATGGTGGTGATGGTTGCTTTAATCTATCAGAAGAATCAAAATTGTCTATTTCAAATAAATTAAAAGGAAATAAACAAACAAATGAAACTAAATTAAAAAAATCTATTTCTTGTAAAAAAGCTTGGCAAGATGAAAGTTTAAGAGAAGTACAAAGACAAAGAACTAAAGAGTTACACGATTCAGGTTTTTATTTAAAGTATAGTTCACTACCAAGTAAAAAAAAGGGATTGCCATTTGCAGGAGATAAAGAAAAATTATCTAATTCTTTAAAAGAACACTACAAAAACAATAGACCACATAATTATATTATTCTTGATAAAACTGTTTTAAAAAATATTGAACTTGATTGTTTAAACAATTACACAGAAAACAAAATTTCTAAAAAATACAATTTAAGCAGAAATACAATAAGAAGAATTATTAAAGAAAACAATTTCAATCCAAAAAGAAACAAAAAAAATGCAGATATCAAATAAAGGTTTAGATTTAATTAAAAAATTTGAAGGATATTCAGATAGACCATATCTTTGTGCTGCAGGGAAACCTACAATTTCATACGGACTTACATATTACCCAAATGGGAAAAAAGTAACTATGAAAGATTCTAAAATAACTAAAGAGCAAGGTGATGAAATGTTTAATAAAATTGTTTCAGAATTTGCTGAAGATGTATTAAAACTTGTAACTTCAAAAATTACGGTAAACCAACTAAACGCATTAACTTCTTTTGCGTATAATGTAGGTGTATTTAATTTACAAAAATCTACTTTATTAAAATTGGTTAACATTAACCCAAATGATGGTAATATAGCCAAAGAGTTTTTAAAGTGGAATAAAGCAAATGGTAAAGTTCTAAATGGTTTAACTAATAGACGCATTGCTGAATCAGCATTATACTTTACCAAATGAGATATTTAGTTTTACTTTTATTAATTACTTCTTGTGCTTCAAGAAAGGTAGATGTTTCTAAAACAGAAATAAAAACCAATACAGATTCTACTGCTATCACAAAAACAGATAGCACTTCAATTATAAACAAAAATGTTTATTTTACTGAAAATACTACAGAATTAGAAATTAAACCATTGAATGATAGTTTACCTATTGTAATAGATGGTACAAGCTATTTTAACGCTGTTTTAAAGTATAAAAAGCAAAACAAAGTATTAGTAGATACAAGTAAGATAATAGTGTCTAAAAAGGTATTAAAACAAGTTTCTAAATCAAAGCAAGAAACTAAAAATATAAAAGAAAAGCACATAGATAAAAAAGTAAACAATTTTGTTTATTTATGGCTTCTACTTATTCCAATAGGAATTTATATTTATAGACAAATTAAAAATAAACTATTATTGTAATGGCTAAAAAACAAACCGAAGTATCTGCTAAATTAGATGTTAAAATTTCAAGACCTTGTGTACATTCAAAGTCTAAAACTTCTTCGCTTAAAAGCAGTAAAAACTACAAAAAGAAATACGCAGGGCAGGGTAGGTAAGTTTGCACAATTCGCCTTGTTGTAATTCTTTGTTCTTGTTTACTTATTTAGTTGTATTTCAAATCTTATTTTGATTTTGTCTATTTATTTAATTCTTTTTTTAAAAATTAAAATGTTTAAGTTTTGAGAACAAGGCAAAGTTAGTTGTTTTTTTTGACATAGTAAATAGATAAAAATGCAAAGTTATTTACAAATTGTTAATATCTATTAATTACATTTGAATATGGAAAAGAAACCTAAAAAACCTACACGTACTTCTATAGTTAAAAAGCTTGATGCGGTCTTTAGTATATATATAAGACGTAGATATGCGGTGAATGATATATCTAAATGTGTTACCTGTGGCAAAGAAGACAATTGGAAAAGCCTACAATGCGGCCATTTTATGTCCCGTAAACATTTATCTACAAGATGGAATGAAGATAACTGCCAAGTACAATGTGCAGGATGCAATGTATTCCGATATGGTGAACAATACATATTTAGTCAATATCTTGGTGATAAGTTAGCTAATGAACTATACATTAAATCAAAAGAAACTTGTAAATTTACAGACGTAGAACTACAAGAACTAATTGAACACTACACACAGCTAAATAGTCTTTTCTGATTTCTCTTTATAATTTGGTTAATGTTAAATTGGGCTACTTTAAACGGTAGCCCTTTTTTTGGCAAAATGTTAAAATTTTGTTAAAATTTAAAATTGTAGTTGCATATTCAAATAACGGTTATATATTTGCCTCAACAAACAAACAAAATAACAGAAATTATGAGATACTTACACTACGTTATAGACCAAGAAGGAAACCAAATAGAAACAGTTTATTCTGCAACTGAAACACCAAAATTCTCTCTTGAATGTTTAGCTAAAATAAAAAACGGAGAATATAAAATTTGGGATAGAGAATCTAAATAAATAAAAACAGGGGTGCGACTGTAACGCAAAAATATTAACCTTAAAAAATAAAAATTATGTCAAGAGAAGAAAAACAATTTAGAAACGATGCAAAAAACTTTTGTGTATTTATTGGAATGATTGCTTTATCAGCTTTCATAGTAGTAAACTTTATATTAGTAAAATAGGATGAAAGATTTAATCGACTTCAACAGATTTCAAATAGAAGCATTACAGGCAGAAATTTGTAAACTAAAACAGGAAAACAATTTACTATCTACTTATTGCTTTGAAGCATTAGAAGAAGGAATTACACAAGAGTACAAAACATTAATCAAACAACAAATTTACCAATTAAAACAAAACTAATTATGAAAGAGTTATCATTAAACGAAAAATTAAGCAGAATTCAAATTGAATTTAAAGCAAACAAGTCAAGATTTAACAGCTTTGGAAAATATAACTTTAGAAGTGCTGAAGATATATTAGAAGGTTTAAAACCATTCAACGAAAAGTATGGTGTATCTTTTACTATCACAGAAAGATTAATAGATGTAAATTCAAATTTACCTATTATGGAATCTACTGCTACAGTATATGACAACAACGGAATTAATGAACTATCAGCTATTGCTATTGTAGGTGTAGACTTAAACCAAAAAGGGATGCAAGTTCCACAGCAATTTGGTTCAGCTTCTTCATACGCTAAAAAATATGCTTTAGGTAATTTATTACTAATTGATGATACACAAGATGCTGATGCTAATAACAAACACGATAGCAGCATTAAAATAGCTGATTTAGTTGAAGACAAAAAATGGTTAAACAAAAATACACCTGAATTTACTAAATCAATTGAATACTTAAAAAGTGGTGGTAATATAGAAGCTATTGAAAAAAAGTATAAATTAGCCAAAGCAGTTAAAGACGAATTACTAAAAGTAAAATAAACAGGGTAGCCGAAAACTGAATAGAGTAGGCAAAGTAAACAATCAAAAAATAAATATTATGAGTGCATTAATTAACGTAAGTTTAAGAGTAGACAAATTACCAAAAGAAAAATTTGTAGCAGGTAAAGATGGAGCAGTTTATTACAACTTCACTATCGGTATCAACGACGAAGCTAACCAATTTGGTCAAAACGTTTCTTTAACAGATTCACAAACTAAAGAAGAGCGTGAAGCTAAAAAAGCTAAAAACTACATCGGTAACGGTAACGTAGTTTGGACAGATGGTAATATTGTAGCTGTAAAGAAAGAGCAAAACATTGCTGAAAAAGCACAAACGGTATCGGACAATTTACCGTTTTAGCATTACTAACTTGGGTAGGTTTAAATGGGATTGACCTACCCATTTTATTTAAAATTATAAAAGAAAAGAAAGATGAAGAATTTAGATGAAGATGCGATAGAATTATTAATGGAAATATATGAAGATGAACTTCGTATAGATGCCACAAAGAAAATGCCTGCTCCTGAACCTGTTTTGTCTTTAGGAACTAAAACATATGAAACAAAAGATGGTTTAACTGAATACCCATTAGCATTAGGTACAAAAGGAAATTTTATATTTGTTCAAGCACCCCCTAAAAGCAAAAAAACATTCTTTATATCATTACTTTCAGCAGTTTATATGAATGGTTCTTTAGAAACTTTTGGAGGGGATTTGAAAGGATTTAGAGAAAATAATCACCTTATTCATTTTGATACTGAACAATCAAATTTTCATTGTCAAATGGTTTTTAAAAGACCTTTAGAGATGGCGAAAGTTGATACTTCAAAATATCATACTTATGCTTTAAGGCAATTAGATTACAAAGAAAGAATTTTATTTATAGAACACGTTTTATATAAAAAATTAGAAGGTAAAAATATTGGGCTTGTAATTATAGATGGTATTGCTGATTTATGTAGTGATGCAAATAACATAGAAGAATCAAACGCAGTAGTTCAAAAGTTGATGACTTGGAGCAAAGAACTAAATTGTAATATTATTACTGTAATTCACAGCAATTTTGGAAGTGATAAACCTACAGGACATTTAGGTTCATTTTTAGAAAAGAAAGCAGAAACGCAAATACAATTAGAACTTAACACAGTAAACAAAGACTTGGTAACTGTAAGCTGCAAAAGAAGTAGAAACGCATCATTTGAAACGTTTAGCTTTAAAGTAAATAACTTTGGATTGCCACAAGTAGAAGGAGCAGTTTACGACCCATTAAAAGGTGTGTTCTAAATTGTTAATAACTTTTTTATATATTTGATAAATGAAAACAACTATTAAAAACCAAATTCAGGAATTAAAAAATACAGCATCAAGAACAGGATTAATATTCTGTGATAATAAAGTTATGTTTTCTTTTGTTCAAGATGTACTTTTGAAGTTAGAACAAATAGAAGATTTAATTGAATTAGAAAATGAATTACATTTTACAGATGTAGCTGATGCAGTTAAGAATATGTATAAGAAGGATGAGAACCTTACACACGTGTATGTTAACTTTCAGGTTAGACCTGTAGAAGTAGAAAAAAAGTTTGGTGTAATAGATGCAAAATTATACCTATAAAAAATAAATTAGTAAAACGGCTAATCCGTCCTATATAAAGTAGTAAATTAAAGATAATCGGAAAAGAAAGATTTGATATTAATTTTAATACTTAAATATGATTACAATTTTATTTGCTATTGCAGCAGTTTGTTGGATTGTCCTTATGATGATTCAAAAGTATGGTGGAGAATTAATTATAAACCCTATAATTGGTTTTATGGTTGGATGGCTTTACGATGGTGAAGAAGAAGATGGTGTAACTAATCACACTATTCAAGTTCTTTTAGGTGTAATATGTTTTACTATAGTTTGGGAAACTTATGAATAATCAATGGTTAGCCAAAGTGGCACAGTACCATAACGATTGGGTAAAAGTTATTCAAACATTTGGAGAATATGACTACGCTGAAGACATAGTACAAGAATCTTATATTGCACTATGGAAATATGCAGATGCTGATAAATTAATTGATTCAAACGGTGAGGTAAGAAAAGGATATATGTACTTCACTTTACGTTCTTTATTTTATCAATACTACAACAAAAAGAAAAAGATTAATAAAGTTTCTTTTGATGGATGTTGGGAATTATTTGACGATTCAAATATAGAAGAACATAAGGCATATAACGATATATGTATGCTGATAGATGAAGAAATAAAGAATTGGGATTGGTACGATAGAAAACTATTTAAGCTATACAGAGACACAGATTTATCTATGCGTGATATAGCTAAAGAAACTAATATTAGTTTGATTTCAATATTCAATTCAATTAAAAACTATAAGATTATTTTGAAGGATAAATTTCAAAAAGATTATACTGATTACATAGAAAACGATTATAACTCAATTTATTAATTATGGCAAAAGCAAGAACAAAAAAACCATCACAAGGACTTGGTGATACGATTGAAAAAATCACCGAAGCCACAGGAATTAAAAAAGTAGTAGAAACATTTAGCAAAGCAACAGGTTTAGATTGTGGTTGCGAAGAACGAAAAGCAAAACTAAATAACTTAATTCCATATAGAAGAAAAGTTAATTGCTTAACTGAATCAGACTATGAAGCTTTAAAACCTTTTGTTTCACCAAAGAAAGGCAGTTTAACACCAAACGAACAATGGCAAATACAAGCTATTTACTTTAGAGTATTTGAAGTAAAATTAGACGATAGTAATTGTGCTTCTTGTTGGCGTGATATTATTAACGACTTAAGAAAAGTATTTAATGAATATCAAGTACAGTAGTTTTAGATTTGATATGCCTATAGATGATAAAGTTTATAGGCAGTTAAATAAAGAACCTGCTATTAATAGCTTGTTTAGGAGCGACAAAGTAGGTAAATGTGCAAAGCTATTTGATGACTATTATAAATCAGCAGAGCAAATAGATAGTAGTGAATGGTACAAATACTATTTAGAACGATACCCAAAGGTATTAGCCAATACATCTTTAGCTATTACTTCATTAGATATTAATGATTCTTTTGCATACGTTAAGCACAGGATAATAGGTCAAACTTGGAATGGAATGCTAAATGAAATAGCTTTGGTAAAAGAACTGCAAGAGCAATTTCCAAACTTAACTTTTGAAAAAGCAGATTATAACAAGGACGAACAATATTTTACAGATTTCGAATGCTTTTCTAATGGTATTTTAATTTTAGGTTTACAGATTAAACCAATTACTTATAAATATATGAGTAACCCATACCAACTAAAAGCAAAAGACAATCATAATAAGCAAAGGGAATTATACAAACTAACTTATGGTGTGCCACATTTCTTAATATATTACGAAAAAGATGAACTATTTGACAAGCAAAATGTTTTTAATCAAATAAACTTACTATTAACTAATTTAATAAATCAGAACAATGAACAATAACCCAATACAATTAGAATATTTAAAGAGTGTGCTACTATCGCAACTTCTTTTAGAATGTAATGAGAATCTACGCTACACAAAGCAATATAACGGTGCTTTAAAGCATTTACTTAACAAAGTGATATTACACCTTGAAAGTACAGTTTATGATGAATACAGAAAGATTTATAAAGCTGATGCAGAAATGACTACAAACATTCTAAACAGCATTGAAGACATAGTTATAAAATTAACTACTTCAGATTTAGATGAACTTGTAATGATTAACGCAGTTATTGAAAAGTATAAAGAAAACAAAGAATGGTTTTTGGAATATGGTCAAGCTGAATTTTTAAGAATAGAATAATGATAGAATTAACTACGATTAAAGGAGAAAAAATTCTTGTAAGACTGAAAGATATAAGAGCAATTGAAAGCGCGGGATATAGAACTATTATATTTTTTAAAAATAATTATTTTTCAGACGAAATGGTAGAAGAAAGATATGATTATATAAAAGATGTATTTGAAAAATGGCTAAAAAGAAAATAGAAATCTACTCACCACATTACACTGAAGTAAACGCTATGGTGTATTGTGTTAAACGTAACGTAGCTTATTCATTGGAAGCTAATAAGAACAAAAGATTCTATATTGTAAAGTATATTCCAAGTGATTATAAGAATGTAATCTATTTGAAAGAGAATAACAAAAAGGTAGAGTTTAGCGAATATGAAGCAACCAAGAAGATAATGGAATTATATGTTAACCAAAGTAAATTAATATGAAAGTAAAAGACACAATGTCAGAATGGATTGAAGCACAAGTAAAAGATAGTGTAGTTCAATCAGTAATTAATAAGTTTAAACAACGTAGTGAAGTAGGAATACAGAAATACAATACTACATTAGACCGTGAAGACTTAACAGAAAAAGAATGGATAAACCACGCACAAGAAGAAGCAATGGATTTAATTTTGTATTTAGAAAAACTTAAAAGACTATAGATATGAAACAATCAGCACTACAAAGAATACAACGCATTATGAAATTCAATTACAATAGAGGTTTGAATAGCGAAAGAGTTAATGCAGTATATAGAAAGATTATAAAACTAAAATTAGAGGGTAGCAATTAGCTACTCTTTTTTTTGTTAAAATTATGTTAATACTTGCACAATGTAAATAAGTTGTTTATATTTGCTTAAACATTAAAACCAAACATTATGACAAAGCAAGAAATCAAAACAGAATTAGAGAATGTAATCTACGTTTTAGAAACATTAGAAAACGATTACGCAGCACTTAAACTAAAAGCAGTACTATCAGCTTTAGAACAAGATTGGAATGAATCAGCTTACTTTACACAAGAAATAGATACCATTCTAAACTATGAAGAAACAATGAACAATCTAAACAACATAACAATATATGAATGAAGACGCAACAATAAAAATATTCAGCAAGATACAGTCTTTAGAACGTGACTTGCAATGGATATACCAAGAATACTTCAATGCACAATTAAATGACGACCAATTTATGGCAATGATAGATTCAACTGAACGCGATATACAAACACACTATTATATTTACGACTTAATTATACAAGATGCAAGAAAAAATTAAAACATTCGATAACAAGATTTGGGACAAACAAGAACTATTAGACAATATGTATGATGATGACTTCTACTATGGTTATTTAGGAAAACAAGCATTATCTTCATCAAGTCTAAAAATGGTGCTTAAATCACCTAAAACATACAAGTACGTTACAAAGTATGGACAAGCAGAAACGCAACCATTAAGAGATGGTAAACTATTCCATACATTAATACTTGAACCTAATAAGATAGACGACTTCACATTTGTAGATTGCAAAACTAAAGCAGCAAAAGAATACAAACTTGCAGTAGAAGAAAAGCAAAACGTTTACACTACAAACGAATTAAGAGATGCTGAAAGATTAGCAGATGCAATTCTAAAAAACAATGAAGCTACAAGTTATTTTATGGGTGCTGAATTTGAAATACCTGAAGTAGCAATGATAGATGGAATACCATTTAGAGCCAAAGCAGATATTTTAAGAGGCAATCAAATAATAGATTTAAAAACTACTACAGGGTTAAATGAATTTAGATATTCAGCAGATAAATACTCTTACGACCTACAAGCTTATATGTATAAAGAAATGTTTGGAGTAGATGAATTTATATTTGTATGTATTGATAAAGGTAGTTTAGATATTGGAATCTTTGAATGTAGTGATGACTTCTACCAAAAAGGTAAAGACAAACTTGAACAAGGTATTGCTAATTACAAATACTTCTTTCAGAATGAAGCTGTAGATTTGAATCAATATGTATTAAGAGGAATACTTTA